ATTAATAATAACATCACTGCAACAAAAGTCAACCACTTTTTTGCATTTTTTCTAAGAAAAAATTAACTTTTTTTTGATGATGCTGTTTGATGAGTTTTTGAAAGCACCAAAAAGTGAATCTATCCATAACACTTCTCCTCGTTAAAGGTTAAAGTGCGTTCCTTCGCTTTATGCTACTTCCGTCCCGTAGGATGAACGTAAAAATATTTAGTCAAAAAAATAGGCCCCGGCGGGGCCTATTTTAATAGTTATCAACTAATCTTAGCTGAAGCTTACATTACCGTTTGTAATGCCAACTAGTGCTAAGTAGTCAGCTGCGTTACCTAGTGATGACGCAGTGTTGCTTAGTTCGACATATCCGTAGCGTGTCATGAATGAAACGACTGGCTCGAATGTGCCTGGATCTAGTACAACACCTGAGCTCATTAGCGGGATGTATGGGCAGTAGAATGCCGCTGCATCTGATTCGCTTGAGCCTTTGTAACCAACTAGTACGCCTGCACTATCTGCTGCATATGTGTTTACATATACTTTCATAGCGTTGTTTAGTGTACCAACCATTTTGGTGTTTGTTGGTGCTTCAAAAGTACCTTCAGTTGTACGAGCAAACGCTGAAGTTGTTGCTGACTGTAGGATTGTTAGCGCAAATGGGCTAACAACTGCCCAGTTACCAGCACCACGGCGTGTACGCTGTGCAATCAAGTTTGCTGCACGGTTGATTTGAACTGCAAGTGCTGCATGCTCGTCACCAACGAATGTAGCTGTACCTGAAACTGCTGCTTGATCGTATGTTTCAACTGCTGATCCAGCTAGAGTTGTTAGAGATGAAATAATCTCTTGGTCGATTTCAGCAGTAATCTCTTGTGCTAGAGCAGCCATGATTTCTGCTTCAACGTCGATGCCGTGCTGTGACTGTGCGTCTTGAGCAGCCTCGAAAGTCCAGCGAGCTGATAGCTTACGAGTTTTAGCTTCGACTGTTTGCTTCAAGATCTGAATGCTTAGTCTGTTACCAGCTGAGCCTTCTAATGAAGCTGTTGGTGCTGGTGCATTTGTACCGTCACCTGAGTAGCTTTCAGCAATCTTGAATGGTGAAAGTGCTTCTTCACCTGCTACTGCACCGCTGGCACCTGAGCCAACTGTGTCTGAGTAGCGTACTCTTAGTGTGTGGATTTGACCCACAGGACCGGTCATCGGCTGTACACCAACTAGTTCATTTGCAATCACTGTTGGCATTACACGTCTGATAACTGGTAGGATAACACGGTTAAGTGTTGCGACATTACCGGCAGAAGTAGCGCCTGCTGTTGCTGTCTCAGCCAAATACTTGCGAGTATTTTCAAGAGTAGCAGCCATTACAGATTTCTTTGTGCCTTGAAGGCCTTCAAGAAGTGCTGTCTTCGTATCCTGCCAGCGACTTTCTAGTAGTTCTGACATTTGATTCTCCTTAATTTAAACCAGCAAGACGACGGATGTCATAAACATTGTCATCTGCTTTACTACTAACGTTAGATTGTGACATTTCGTCACGGTTGCCTGTTACTTCTTTGCCTTCTGTAAGTGTTGCCTTCTTTGCCGGTGTCTTACCGTCGATAACGGCCGGTAGATACTTATCAAACGCAGAACGTAGTCTGTTTGTTTGAACCGATTCAAGTAAATCAATCATTATGTCCTTTTGTCCTTTGCTTAAAGGAGCAATAAGGTCATTGATAGTATTTTGACGCTCAGTAATTGCTTTCATTTTATTAATTTCAGCTTCTTTACTTTCTGCCAATTGTTTTATCTTAGCCGCTTTTGCTTCTGCTTCTGCTAGTTGTTTGTTCTTAAGATCAACAACTTTTAGAAGTTTTGCAGATTCTGATTTTTCATTTAAGTGGCTAGTTGCGTATTCGTTAGCGAATGCTTCGAATAGTTTACGACCAAAGTCGTTTCTACGTGCTTCTTCAATATCTTCTTTAAGTTGACTAATTTCTCTTTTAAGATTTTTGCCAACAAGATCAGATACTTTTTCTGCACTAGACTCTACAAAAGTTTTCTTAATTTCAGCAAATTTTGTTTTTGCTTCTTTAACTAATTTTACTTTTGTTTCAGCAAGGTCTTTCTTGTCCTCGTGGAACTCAGCAATTTCTTTTGCAAGTGCATCAACAACAAAACTTTCAAGCATTTCAAACTTTCCAGCTATTGCTTTTTGATCTTCATGAAGTTCGGAAATTTCTTTGCCAAGCGTGTCTGTAACAAAACGCTGCATTAACTTTGCGTTTTCACGCATTTTCATAGTATAATGTGCTTTTGCTTCCGCCAATTGTTTACGATCTTCTGCAAACTCTGCAATTTCTTCAGCTAAACGCTCTGAAATCATTGCATCGATCGCTTCAACCATTACTGACTTATCATGCTCGTATTTTTTAGCAAATTCTTCTCTGAGTTCAGCAGTCGCTGCCTGCTTGTTCTCTTTGATTTTTTTATTCCAAGCTTCTTCAATTTCATGACGCACGTCTTCAGAAACTACATCGTTTTCGAAAAGTGTTTTTAGTGCATCTATCATTGCGTTCTCCTTGTTATTGGAGTCTGTTGATGATGTTCATCAACGATTCCTTTAGATACTTTTGTGCCTTAGTGTCATGTTTTGTTGCCTGTGCTAGTTCATATGCCTTGTATCCTCCACGAGCATTCATTAAGTGTTCATAAATTGGTGTAGGATATGCACCAGGAGCGCTTGGCTGTGCCACAACGTCCACGGTGATTATTTCAAAATCAGAGACGGTATTGCTACCGTCTTCTGAAACATTTCCGCTACCTCTTGATGAAACGCCTAGTTTAACGCCGCTTTCTAGCATTGTTTTAACTAGTTGTCCCATCGGAGTAGGTAAAATTTTAAGTTTACCATAACCGTTTGCATCATCCATCCACATTTCTGTAATCATGTGTGATACACGGTCTAGGTTAATGTTAAGGCCTTCTGGATGATCTACTTCGCCGAGAACACTGTAACCTCCGCTAATTTGATCATTGAGAGTTTTGACAGCCCTGCCAATTTCATTTATAGGATACACACGCTGATTAGCATTGCGTACTCCGCCTTGTATACAAATACCCTTCATATACAAGTCTTTTCCTTCGTTGGCATTCTCAACCACAATTTTAGCTTGGTCGAATGTCAAATGCTCTCGTAAGTTTTTCATTCATACGTCCTTATTTTGCTCGAGATTTAACACCGTTAATTGGGCTATCTGCACCAGCTTTTTCTGGAGCTTTGCCTTTCTTTTCAGCACCGTGTCCCGGTTGGTTGCGCATGCTTGTTGCGCCTTTAGCGCCAGGAACATTTACGTTACCAGCGTTATCTTCTTTAGATGATGGATTTGCAAGACCGCCTGCTGTGCCGCCTGTGCCGCCATCACCACCTGCTGCGATATTTGCAGTTGTTCCGCCCATATCGTTTTTACCAGCTACTGGAGACTTAGTGTTTGCACCATTGTCGCCCATTTTAGCAGTTACTTTTTCAACATATTCACGCATTGTTTCTGCTTCAGACTTTGGATCACTTGATTTTTCGTCAACTTTTTCGTCAGTTTCTTCTGTAGCTTCCATTTCTTCGTCATCAGCACCATCGTCATCAGCACCTTCGTCGTCACCAGCGTCCATGTCCATATCCATGTCCATGTCATCGCCTTCGTCATCGCCGTCTTCGCCAGCCATCATTTTTTCAAATTCTGCTTTTAGCTCGTCTAGTGCGTCTTCTAGATCTTCAACACGGTCTTCCATGTCACCTTCGCCTTCGTCGCCCATGTCCATGTCCATGCCGTCGTCTGCGCCCATGTCACCCATCATATCGTCACCAGCGTCACCGCCCATTTCGATATCCATGTCCATTGGATCTGCTTCAACTTCAAATTCGTCTAGGTTAAAATCTTCGTCTAGATCGTCTTCATCAGAAGCTTCATCTACTTCTTCATCGTCTGACTCATCAACTTCTTCATCAGAAGCTTCATCTACTTCTTCGTCTTCTAGATCTGCTTCTAATAGTGATTCGTATATATCGCGTGATTTTTCCACTACGATTTCATGAAATAACTCTTCTGCGCCTTCTCTATCTTCGTTGATGAGACGCTCAAGCATTTCTTCAAATTTATTGCGATTTGCCATTACTTTTCTCCTATAAATGTTTTACCTATGGTAAGGCTGTCACTATTATTTAACAAATAGAAGAAAATATGCGTAGAAATAGGCCAAAAACGGCCCGTTTTTATACAGATAAACTATAAGTTATGGATTTTCTTAAACACATCCACAGTTATAGTATTAAAATTGACAAAATTATTTAGTTCTTCGGGCTTGTAATTATCAGGATGTATAACTCTAACATAGTTAATTTTTGGATGATCTTTTATTACAGACTTTGTTTGTCGTAACCAATTACCAAAAAAAGTAGCGCCGTCTATACTTTTTTTATAATTCATAGTGTCAGCATATAAGTTGTTAAAGCGTTTGCCTTGGTCTAAACCTCTATAATCAAAACCTAAAATATATATAGTATCATACCCATGTTGGCTTGCAAGCCACAATGCTGTTGGTCCACTGCTCCAACCTTTTGATGGACTAAAAAAATTAAATCCTTCCATCCTAGTATATGCTTTGTTTGGATTTGTCCAAACAGTATTCTTTTTTTGATAACCGGACTTGTTAATCTCTAAAATCATTTTTGTATCTACTGCTACAAGATAGTCGGGATTAAATGATCTATACAGAGCATTACAGCCATAAATAGGGCCAAATTTTTGTAGTTCGTTAACGTCAACTGGCTGTCTGCTTACACCGTTGCCTAACACAAAAGCAGTGTTACCTTTTACAGATATATGATTTTCTTCTTTAACAGAATTAGATATTATTTTTTGATTTTCTTTTTGGAACTGTGCAGCCTCTTTTTCAAGACGTCTGCGATCCCGAAGAATTTTCCATTCCTCTTTTGTAAGTTTAGACTTGTCAATTTTTGCCATTATACCCCGGCAGCGGCTGCTTGTGCTGCTATTCCATACATCTGTCTGATAAAGTCTAATTCTTTAGACTTCTCAACATTATGTAGCTCACTTGCTTTCCTTGCACGGTTAATTTGACGCAGTGTTAATCTTGTTTTACGTGTGTCGTCAAAGTTCAAGATACTATCATCATACGTAGGATCATAGCTGTTATCCTCAGTAGGCTCTAAAGTTTCTTTATCAAAATAAAATAATTCTCGTAGTATCATGTTAGTATTTATATCGTTTGCTCAGTTGGAGCGCCTGCTGGCGTACCTCCTAAGTCAGTACCTGTTGATGTTTCTGGCGGTGCAGTGTCGCCGCCAACTTCTGGTTCTTCATCGCCTGTTAGTAAATCTTCACCGCCATCTAAATCTGCACTAATGCCTGCACTACTAATACCTACACTGCGCATTTCTCCCGCAGGATCTGCTGCTGTCTGTCCCAACATTTCATCATTTTCTTCACGCCACAATCTTTCGTTTTCTGCAATCTCTTCTGCGGTTAATCCTAAGAACCGACTAAGAGCAAAACGATTTGAAATATAAGGTATAGCACTCATTTGGGTATATGTAGGTACACGACTGTTATCTAGTTCTGCTTGTCTGTAACTTGCAAAATTTTGTGGAGGCACAAACTTAAGGTCAAACATGTTAGTATCAATGTTTACACCTTTTTCAAGCGAGAAGCGTTTAAATTCTTGATTAAATTCTTCTACAATTAGGCCTTGCAATCTTTCACAGTAAGTATTAAATCTTAGTTCCTGTATGTATGCAGTACCAACTCGTCCGTCATTGTAGGATGTTGCTCCATCATCTGCACCTGTAGGAAGATAAGAGGAAGGAATTCGCAAGCCGCGTACGAGCTTATTAGTAAAGTAGCGTAAATCATCAATCTCTCCTAAGTTAGTTCCGCCAGGTAATGTTTCAACTTTTGATCCTCTACCCTCAGCAGTTTGTGGAAAGAAGTAGTCTTCGTTGATTGACAGAGGATTGTAAGAACTGTCTATAACATTTGTACCTCCGCCTGTCTGCGATGGGATACGTCTTTGATGTATTTCCGTTTTAACACGCTCCACAAACTGCATAGCAAGGTGTGA